ACGAGCAAATAGACTATAATGAAGATCTTCGTAACACTAATGTTGTTACGCAGGGTAATTTTCAATGGGAAGGTGGGATTAAAGATACTAGGGTGATGTTTTTACCAAGTAAAAATGGTAGATTTTTTGTTAGTTGGGTTCCTCCAAGTAATCTGCAGAATAAATATATATTAAAAAACAATACAAAATATCCAGGTAATGATCATTGTGGTGCATTTGGCTGTGATAGTTACGACATATCAGGAACAGTAGACGGTAGAGGATCTAATGGTGCTTTGCACGGTTTAACTAAGTTTTCAATGGAAGACGTTCCTCCTAATTTATTCTTTTTAGAATACATAGCTAGACCACAGACTGCTGAGATATTTTTTGAGGATGTGTTAATGGCATTGGTTTTTTATGGTATGCCAATATTAGCAGAGAACAATAAGCCTAGACTATTGTATTATATAAAAAGAAGAGGTTACAGGGGATACTCTATGAATAGACCAGACAAGGTTATGCATAAATTATCTGTTACTGAAAAAGAAATAGGTGGAATACCCAATTCAAGCGAAGATATAAAGCAAGCTCACGCAGCCGCTATAGAAGATTATATAGAAAACCATATAGGTTTACAAGACGAAGGTTATGGTAACATGTATTTTCAGCGAACGCTTGAAGACTGGGAAAAATTCAACATAAACAATAGAACAAAGCATGATGCTTCTATAAGTTCTGGTTTAGCTATAATGGCTTGCAATAAAAACAGATATACACCTGTAGCTAAAAGAACTATGTCTAAGGTTTCATTAGGCTTTAAAAAATACGACAATATGGGTGCGAATTCAAAAATAATATAATAAATGGTTTACACTAGTAATAATAGCATCTTTCCAGATCAGGTTGTACCTGAAGAAGAGAAAAAATCATTTGAATATGGTTTGAAGGTGGGTAATGCTATAGAGCAAGAATGGTTTAGAAACAGTAGTGGAACTAACAGGTTTTCTTGGAATTTTCAAAATTTCAACAAACTTAGATTGTATGCTAGAGGTGAACAACCTATACAAAAATATAAAGATGAGTTGTCTACTAATGGTGACTTGTCTTATCTTAATTTAGATTGGAAACCAATACCTGTTTTATCAAAGTTCGTTGACATAGTAGTTAACGGTATGACTGAAAAAGGTTATGAAATAAAATCTTTTGCATCAGATCCTTTTGCTACTCAACAAAGAACTGATTTTGCTTTTAACGCATTGAGAGACATGCAGCAGAAAGATCAAATAGAAGAATTAGCTCAATTAACTGGAAAAAATTATTATGCTTCAGCAAGACCGGAAGCATTACCAAATGATCCTGAAGAATTAGATCTATACATGCAGCTTAATTACAAGCAGAGTGTAGAGATTGCTGAAGAAGAGCTAATAAATAACGTATTAGATTATAACAAATATTCTGAAACTAAAAAAAGATTAGCTTACGATTTAACAGTTTTAGGTATTGGAGCCGTTAAAACTAGCTTTAATCTTTCAGAAGGAATAACAATAGACTACGTTGATCCAGCTAATATAATTTATTCAGCTACTGATGATCCTAATTTTGAAGACATTTATTATGTTGGTGAAATTAAAAGTTTATCATTATCAGAAATAAAAAGATTATATCCTGCTCTAACTAATAGTGAATTAGAAGTAATACAAAAATATCCAGGTAGACAAAATTACGCGAGAAGCGATTGGCAGGTTCAAAGTGATCCAGAATTACATCAAGTTTTGTTTTTTGAATATAAAACCTATCAAGATCAAGTTTTTAAAATTAAAAAAACCGAACAAGGTTTAGAAAAGACATTAGAAAAAGAAGATACGTTTAATCCACCACCTAGTGATAATTTTGAAAGAGTGTCGAGATCTATTGAGGTTTTATATACTGGCGCTAAGATACTAGGTATGGGTGACACTATGCTAGAGTGGAAATTAGCTGAAAACATGACAAGGCCTTTAGGTGATACAACTAAGGTAAACATGAATTATTGTATCTCAGCACCTAGAATGTATCAAGGTCGTATAGAATCTTTAGTTAGTAGAACTATAAGTTTTGCTGACATGATACAGTTAACTCATTTAAAACTACAGCAAGTTTTACAGAGAATGGTTCCAGATGGAGTTTATTTAGATGTAGACGGATTAGCTGAAGTAGATTTAGGTAATGGAACTAATTATAACCCAGCAGAAGCACTAAATATGTATTTCCAGACTGGTACTATAGTAGGTAGATCACTTACTCAAGACGGCGAAATGAATAGAGGTAAAGTGCCTATTCAAGAACTTCAAAGTTCTTCTGGTATTTCCAAAATACAAGCTATGATACAAACGTATCAGTATTATTTACAGATGATACGTGATGTAACTGGTCTTAACGAAGCTAGAGATGGAAGTACTCCAGATAAAAACGCTTTAGTAGGTTTGCAGAAATTAGCCGCCGCCAATTCAAACACAGCAACTAGACACATACTGCAGTCTCTAATGTACTTAAGCATAAGAACATGTGAAAACATTAGCCTAAGAGCTAGTGATATGCTGCAATTTCCTTTAACAAAGCAAGCTTTAATGAGCAGTATAAATAGTTTCAATACAGCTACTTTAGTTGAGATGGAAGATTTACATATGCATGATTTTGGTATATTTTTAGAATTAGAACCAGAAGAAGAAGAAAAAGCTAATTTAGAGAAAAGCATACAAATAGCTTTGCAAACTAAAAGTATAGGTCTAGCTGATGCAATAGACATTAGACAAATACAAAACATTAAGCTTGCAAATGAACTTTTAAAATCTAGACAAAAGAAAAAAGCGGAACAAGAGCAAGCTGTTCAAATGCAAAACATACAAGCTCAAGCTCAAGCTAATGCTGAATCAGCTGAAAAAGCAGCTGTAGCTGAGGTTCAAAAAAGACAAGCTTTAGCTCAAACTGAAATGCAGATTGAACAAGCTAAGTCTCAATTCGAAATACAAAGAATGGAACAAGAGGCTTTGATTAAAAAGCAATTAATGGCAGAAGAGTTTCAATATCAAATACAGCTAGCACAGCTCAATATGAAAGCTCAACAAGATAAAGAGTCTTTAATAGAGAACCGCAAAGACAAAAGAATACAAATGCAAGGTACTCAACAAAGTGAATTGATAGATCAAAGACAAAATGATTTACTACCTAAGAATTTCGAATCAACAGGTAATGACAATTTAGATGGATTTGGTTTAGAGCAGTTCGGCCCTAGCTAGGGAATTATTAATTTTATATTATTTTATTATGGAAGGAAAAGTAACAGAAGCTCCAAAAGTCGACGAGAGCAAAGAAGTAAAACAAGAAGGAAACTTTAAGATTCAAAAATCTAAGCCAAGTTATAAAGACATTGGTTTATCAAAGCAAAGTATCGCTAAAGTTGATTTTAGTAAAAAAACACAAGAAGATGCCATTCAAGTCGGAGAAACAAAAGAACTGGTTGAAGATAAACAAACCGGAGATATACCTAAAGTGGAAGAACAAGTATGGAAGTCCAACGAGGTTATTAAAGTTCAAATCCCAGCTGAAGAAGTAAAAGAAAATGAATCTCCTTTACAATTAATAGAAGATGAAGAAGATAATAGTGACGAACCAAGAATGGTTGGAGGCACTGAAAATACCGTTACCACACAGGAACAAAAAGAAGTATTACCGCAAACACAAGCACAAGAAGTTCCAGAAAATCTAGAAAAGTTAGTTTCTTTTATGAAAGAAACAGGCGGAACTATAGATGACTATGCTAGATTAAACGCTGATTACAGCAATGTAGATGGAACTGCATTGTTAAGAGAATATTATAAAAAAGCTAAACCACATTTAGACGACGAAGAGATTTCATTTGTAATTGAAGACTCTTTTGATTTTGATGAGGATTTAGACGAAGCGCGAGATATCCGTAAAAAGAAACTCGCATATAAAGAAGAAGTTGCAAAAGCCAAAGACTATTTGACCACGCTTAAAGACAAATACTATGCAGATATCAAGTTGAGACCTGGAGTTAGTCAAGAGCAACAAAAAGCCGTTGATTTTTTCAACCGATACAACGAAGAGCAAGAGCTCAATAAAGTAAGCCAAGCAGATTTCTCTAGCCAAACAGACAGTCTACTCAATGAAAATTTCAAAGGTTTTGATTTTAAAGTTGGTGAACAAAAGTTTAGATATGGCATAAAGGACCCTGTGAAAGTAGGTGAAAAACAAAAGGATATTTCTAATTTCATTAAGACGTTCTTAAACGACAAAGGAGAAGTATCAGATGCAAAAGGTTATCACAAAGCTTTATACGCTGCACGAAATGCAGATACTTTAGCACAACATTTTTATGAGCAAGGTAAAACCGATGCTATTAAAGGTCAGATTGCTAAATCTAAAAACATAATTACAGAACCTCGTGCCACGCAAGATGGTAATGTATTTGTTGAAGGATTTAAAATAAAAGCTATTTCAGGCGTTGACTCTTCAAGATTAAAAATAAAAAAACGAAAATTTAACTAAAAAAAATTATGGGACAATTACAGCCACAATTTGGCTCATTAGTGCCGTCGCAATCACAACAATTGCTACAAACTAATTATTTACAATTTAACAATGCTGCTGGTGCAAACTTTTCTAGTTTTGCTCAACAGTACCTACCTGAAGTTTACGAGCAAGAGGTAGAGCGTTACGGTAACAGAACTCTTTCAGGATTTCTACGTATGGTTGGAGCAGAGCTTCCAATGACTTCAGATCAAGTAATTTGGTCAGAACAAAATAGACTACACATAGCATATAGCGGATTAGCGCATGCTTTGGTTGGTGCCGTTAGTCAAGTTGTAATTCCTATCGGTGGAGCCGGTGCTACAGCTATTCAGAATGTTGTTTCTCCAGGTCAAACTGTAGTTGTTACGGATCAAGTAGGTAACGAAGCAAAATGTGTTGTTACTTCAAGTAATACAGCTACAGGAGTAGTACAGTTAGCTCCTTATTTAGCGAACAATTTAACTATTGCTCCTTTAGGTTTTGCAGCTGTTTCGACGGTTAAAATGTTTGTATATGGTTCTGAATTTGTAAAAGGTTCTAATACCGTAGGAGCGAACAACGCAGGTGCAAATGCTTTAGCAAATGCAGCTCAACCACAAATTAGCATTACTCCTTCATTCACTCAATTTTCTAATAACCCAATTATCATCAGAAACGAATACGTTGTAAACGGATCGGACATGGCGCAGATTGGATGGGTGGAAGTTGCTGCTGAAGACGGAACGTCTGGATACTTATGGTATTTAAAAGCTGAATCTGAAACTCGCTTGCGTTTTGAAGATTACTTAGAAATGAGTGTTATTGAAGGTGAACTTGCTACCGCGGGTGCAGCTGCAGCTACTGCTGGTTTCCAAGGAACTCAAGGTTTATTTGCTGCTATTCAAGCTAGAGGTAATGTTGAGGTTGCTTTTTCAGGGGCTGGTGGTTTAGATGATTTCGATGAAATCCTTAAAAACTTAGACACTCAAGGAGCTATTGAAGAAAACATGTTGTTCTTACAGCGTCAAACGTCTTTAGACTTTGATAACATGTTAGGAGCTATTTCTTCTGGATTCCAAGGTGGTACAGCTTATGGATTATTTGAAAACTCTGAAGAAATGGCATTAAATCTTGGATTTAGTGGTTTCCGCAGAGGATCTTATGACTTCTATAAAACTGACTGGAAATACTTAAATGACGCTTCAACTCGTGGTGCTCAAGTAGGTATCAATTCAATCGAAGGTGTTCTTGTTCCTGCTGGAACTTCAACAGTTTACGATCAAATTTTAGGAACAAATATCCGTAGACCATTTTTACACGTACGATACAGAGCTTCAGAAACTGAAGACAGACGTATGAAGTCTTGGTTAACTGGTTCAGCTGGAGGCGCATTCACATCTCAACTAGATGCAATGCAAGTTAACTTCTTGTCTGAAAGATGTTTAGTAGTGCAAGCTGCTAATAACTTTGTTTTATTCCAAGGAATTTAATAACTATTGTAGATTTACCCTCGTTCAATCAACGGGGGTAACTTCTACTCTTATTCTTTAATTTTTAATTATATTATATCATGGCTAAAAAAGCTACACAATCTTCCTCATGGGAGATAAAAGACAGAAATTATTATTTAACAGGACACAACGATAGTCCTTTAACTTACAAAATACCTTCAAGACACACTTCAAGACATGCTCTGCTGTGGTTTGATAAGGAAAAAAACGAACAAAGAGAACTGCGTTACGCAACAAACCAAAACTCTCCATTTAAAGACGAACAAGCTGGCGAAGCTACGTTAGGTCATATTATTTTTAGAGATGGAAGCATGGAGGTTAAAAAAGAAAATCAAGCATTACAGAAGATTTTATCTCTGTATCATCCTTTGGTTAACGTGAAATATAAAGAACATGATCCGGTAGAAGTTGCTGAAGACGAATTAGGTGATTTAGAATTATCTATAGATGCTTTAAATGCCGCTAGAAACATGGATATTGATCAAGCTGAAGCTATATTAAGAGTTGAAATGGGATCTAAAGTGTCTAGCATGAGCTCTAAGGAGATCAAAAGAGACATCTTACTATTTGCTCAAAGAACTCCATCTATGTTCATAGAACTTGCTAATGATGATAATGTTCAATTAAGAAACTTTGCTATAAAAGCTACTGAAGCTGGTATATTGAGTTTAGCTGACGATCAAAGAACATTTAAATGGGCATCTAATGGTAGAAAGTTAATGACAGTGCCTTTTGATGAAAACCCATATTCAGCTATGGCATCATTTTTCAAAACAGATGAAGGAGTAGAAATCTTTAAATCTATAGAGAAAAAATTCGCATAACATGTAATATTAATAAGGGAGGTGTAATGCCTCCTTTATTATAATAAAAATAAACAATGGCTATAAACGTAAACACAGTATATCAAACTGTATTAATGATACTTAATAAAGAACAGCGGGGTTATATGACACCTACTGAATTTAATAAAGTAGCAACACAAGTGCAGTTAGAAATATTTGAAAAATATTTTGATGATCTAAATCAGCAATTACGTGTTCCTCAAGCGGATACAGATTATGCTGATAGACAAGAAAATATTGACGAAAAAATAGCTATATTCAAAACAGTTGGTGATGCAGTATATACAACACCAACCCCTACGCTTTCATATTTTACTTTGCCCTCGGTTGATATATATGGAACAGAAATAAGCTTTAGCGCTAGTTCCACTCCTACTGGATCTTCTTTTTATAGACTAGGTAATGTTATTCATAACAAAGAGAAACAAGTGCAAAGACTTGATAGACATGATTTTTATTATGTAAATTCATCTAAACTAACAAGACCAACAACTTTAAACCCTGTTTATTTGTATGAAAATCAAAAAATATTTATAAAACCAGATTCTATAAAAACTAGTGTAGAAATTGATTTCGTAAGAACGCCTACAAATCCTAGATGGGGATTTTCTCCTGGAACTTTAGGTCAATACGTATATAATAGTAGTGCTTATGTTCCACAAGAAGGTGCTAATCAGAACTTAACAGGATCAACTCAATTCGAACTTCATCCATCAGAGCAAACAGATGTTATATTAAATATACTTATGTATGCTGGTATCATAATAAGAGATCCTGAAATTATACAGGCTGCAGCTAGCAAAGTGCAAGCTGATGAAATGAATAAAAAAAGCTAATATAATATGGCAACACCAAATAACGGTATAATAACCGAAACAAATGCTCAATATTACGCTGGCTCTCAAACGTTTCAGCAGAACGGATCTACTACTATTACCGCAACTTTTAATACTGATTTAATATTTGGAGGTTTTGATCCAACCACTGCTGAATACAATAACAATAACTTTAGATTATACGTAAGCGCTACTGGAGTGCCAAGTACTTTTGTTGAATATGTAACAAGTTACACGGTTTTGAATAACGTTATAACTTTAGGTGTAGCACCTCCAGTTAACGAATGGTTTGTTATTCAATTGCTTAGTAAGTTTGGCGGTGAATATGGAGATAGAGACGCTTACGGTGATACTGTTGAAGATAATTACGGTGGATACGCATATACTTCGCTAGAAGACGTAATAACTAATTTTATGATAGGTTATGTTGGTGCTGGAAAATTAATTCCAAGTGCTAAAACAACTGATGTAATGTTTTTTGCTAAAAGAGGATTACAAGAATTTAGTTATGATACTTTAAAAAGTATAAATTCTCAAGAGTTAACTGTGCCCGCTAATTTAAGCATTGTTTTACCGCAAGATTATGTTAATTATGTTAACGTGTCTTGGATAGATCAATCAGGTGTTAAGCATATTATATACCCTACGACTCTTACTACAAATCCTTATAATATTCCTGGTCAAGATAACCAAGGCATACCTATACAAGATGATCAAGGTGAAAACATTGATACAACTTCTATAACAGAAGAAAGATGGGCGGCTAATAATCTTGAACAAGTTAATGCTGCACAGAGTAATTTAGCAGGCTTATTAGCTTCCGAAGGCTTAGGTTTTGCTGGCATGTATGGAGATAATTATATTGGTCAGCGATTTGGATTACAACCAGAGACAGCTCAAATTAATGGATGGTTTACTATAAATGAAAGAGAAGGCAAGATGTCCTTTTCAAGTGATCTAGCTAATAAAATAATAGTATTAGAGTATATATCTGACGGCCTTAGCTATGATGCAGATATGAAAATACCTAAAATGGCAGAAGAGGCTTTATACGCTCATATTTCACACGCTATTATAGCTAGTAGAATAAATCAGCCAGAGTATGTAGTTCAAAGATTAAGACGCGAAAGAAGCGCTAAGCTTAGAAATGCTAAAATACGTTTATCAAATATAAAATTAAATGAGTTTGTTCAGATTGCTAGAGGTAAATCTAAATGGATTAAATACTAAATTGAATGGCTGAAGTTAAAAACGCTTTTATTAAGTCTAAGATGAATCAAGATCTAGACGATAGACTTATACCTCCAGGCGAATATAGAGAAGGTATAAACATACAGGTAAGCAAATCAGAGGGACAAGATGTAGGAGCTTTAGAAAATGTAATTGGCAACAGTCCAGCTGTAAATACGGTTGGAGCTAATATAGATTTTAATGCATTAGCTGGTGTTCCCGCGGGCTCTGCTCAACTTAAATCTATAGGCGTGTATGGAGACGTAAATACTGGTTCTATATTTGTTTTTTTAACAAATTGGGTAGATACTGTTTCCGCTAATGAAACTCCTATAGTGTGGAGCGCAGACGCTTTAAACTATATATACGAATACAATACTCTAACTAAAAACGTAAGTAAATTAGCTGAAGGGGCTTGGTTAAATTTTGCTCAAAATAATCCTATATACGGCATAAACCTTATAGATACTTTATTGTTTTGGACGGATAATAGAAACCAACCTAGAAAACTAAATGTAAGTAGAGCTGATAATGGAACTTTTTATATAAATGAAGAAACAGTTTCTGTAGCTAAATACAATCCTTATAGAGCTATAGATTTATATTATGACGCACCTGCGCCTGTGAACTCCTATGTAACTTCTATGCAAGATGTTACTTCTGAATTTTTACCAGATCCAACGAAAAATAATCCTTTTTATGATGCCACGTGGCCTGGAGATCCTGACTACTTAGAAGACAAATTTGTTTCTTTTAGCTATAGATTTAAATTTATAGATGGAGAATACTCTATAATGGCTCCGTTTACTCAAGCAGCCTTTATACCAAAACAAGATGGTTATTTTTTAGCTGGAGACGAAGACTCAACCTATAGAAGCACTATAGTTGAGTTTATGGAAAACAAAGTGAATAACGTGGGATTATATGTTCCACTTCCTTCCAAAGCTAATCAATTAAAAAGTAATTTTCATGTAACAGACATCGAGCTCTTATATAAAGAATCCGATGGTTTATCTGTTAAGGTTTTAGAAGCAGTATCTAGTGTAGATTTTAGTCTAAACGAAGATGGAACTGAAAATAATTCATTAAACAGTTATGGTCAAGGCTTTTATAAATATAATTATCAATCTCGTAAACCATACAAGACTTTACCTGAATCTGAAATAATAAGAGTTTTTGATAGAGTTCCAGTTAAGGCTTTAGGTCAAGAAATCATAAGCAATAGAGTTGTTTATAGTAATTTTCAAGACAAACACACTCCTCCTGATAGCATAGACTACGATGTAGCCGTAACAGCAAAAGGAACTTTCACACAAGGTAATGCAAATCAATCTTTAAACAACACTAGTATAGTAGAGTATCCTATGCACACCGTTAAACAGAATAGAAACTATCAAGTAGGTATTGTTTTATCTGACAGGTTCGGAAGACAATCTACTGTGATATTATCTCCTGTTAAAACTACTCAAATAACAGATACTCAAGGTATAACCTATGGAGGATCTACTTATTATCATCCTTACAAACCAACTCCAGTTCTACCCGTAGGTGCACCTGTTAATGATATATTTAGTTGGCCTGGTGATTCACTGAAATTACTTGTAAATGGACAAATACCCGTTAACGCTGATCCAACGACAAGTTATCCTGGAGTTTACAACGGAGATGCCACTAGTGCTTCTTATAACCCTTTAGGATGGTATTCTTATAAAATTGTTGTTAAACAGTCTGAGCAGGAATATTATAATGTTTATTTACCTGGTATAATGGGCTTTTATCCAAATATTCCAACAACTCCACCTGATCCAAACGGCACAATAGCTTTTATAACTTTACTTAATGATAATATAAATAAAGTACCTAGAGATCTAACAGAGGTAGGACCAAATCAAAAGCAGTACAGAAGTAGTGTAGAGCTTTACGGTAGAGTAACGCCAGACATTACAACTGCAAATCCTAATCAATACAGCGGTAATCAACCATATTATCCCACAACAGCAACAGTTTCAGGAGCCGTTATAACTTCTATATCTCCTCCTACTAGTAATGTTGTTTCAACTATTTCTCTTCAAAATGATTTTGTTCCACAAGGCACAACAATAGTAGAGTATGGTTCTATATATCAAACTCTTTCTAATCCCTCTATGGCTAGACTTACTCAGTCTGGAAATTTAATAGGTTCTTTACAACCAGCAGCGGTAACCACATTAGTTACTACTACTTTAGGCGTATACGAAACCGTTCCAGTAGAATCTTTATTAGATATATTTTGGGAAACCTCTACATCTGGTTTAGTTTCAGACTTTAATAGCGCTGTGGACTCAGGACCTCAAGTAGAAGGCTTTAGTAGCTTTAATTTTGTACAGACAGAAGCAACTACAGCTGGGATTGCAGCTACTAGCACACCAGATTTTTTCCCTTTACTACCAGCTGGACTTGGTTCTGTTGCTATGGAAAGTAGCAGTGTTACTATAGTTAGCGTGAAAGACTTAAGTGGTAATGATAAAACTGGCGATTGGACTTTAGTGGCCGGAGAACCTGACGGAAACATAAATACATGGCGATTAAACGTCGTAAACTCTCAGTATTATACTATAGCTGAAGCAACTAGAAGATTTGTATTCACTTTTAGCGTGCTCAATACTAGCTCTGCAGCTGTAGCCGCTGGTGCTGTTCCAGCAGATCTAACTGTAACTGTAGGTTTGCAAAATATGCCACCAGTAATACAAAACACACCTTTAGCGCCAATAACATTATCTCCAACGTACGGTGGTGGCGTTATAACAACATACTCTGGAGTTAATGGCTCTGTCGGTCCACCAAACCCATACACTATCACTACTGATTTAGAATGGAGTATAACAGATCAAGTACCTGCACCCGTAGCTGGTTTAATTCCGGCCTTAGTAATAAATTCAACTAATGGAGAACTTTCAGAACCAGAAGCTAGTGCTGAAGGAAATTATTCTTTTAACGTTAATCTAACAGATTCAGGAGGAGCAACCGTAACAGCTCCGGCTATCGTTGTGTTTGGTAAAGAGCAAATAAATCTAGGATGGGGTAAACGAGATGGTGTTACTATAAACGAAGGAATGGAATCATCAGGAATGTACTGGTCTAATGATTACAACAATGCTTCATTGATAAATGTAGCTGAAGATAATTATTTACCTAAAGGCATGAGAAATGTACTAAGCGGAAGAGCAGCAATTACTGGGCTTTCATTAAGCGACACTGGTTTATCTACCGCTAATTTAGTTAATACTGTAAGAGATCAAGAAGTTGAAGCACTTACTAATTGCCCATACCCTAACAACGAAGGATACGTTGATTTTGTAAACACAAATCGTAGACCATCAGCTCAATTAAATGATAATAATGGACAACATGCTTTAAGCGAAGGAACTGCTTACATAAAAATAGACTATACATATAAATCTTTTCCATTGCAAAATGACGGGTCATCTAGCAGATTTGGTGATCTTTCCCTGCAACCTCAAGTTTCAGGTGGAGTTGCTTGGCCTAGTTTTCTTCAATATAGAGCTAGTAGTAGTGATAATTGGGTTCGAGCAATAGACATTGAAGGTCAAGATATAACTTTAGGTGGTGTTCAAAGAAATTCATATGAATTAAGTCCTA